AAGAATTTGAATATGAAATACACAACGTTAACCTAAAAGACTAAATATTAATATGACTAAAAAAACAGATTATCGTATGGTTAGATTAATTGATGGTAGCACCATTGTAGGTTCTATTACTGTTGATAAAGATTTCTTACGAATTACAGATGCTTTAGAATTAAAAACAATGTTAAGACACACAAGTTTTGGAGTAAAAGAAGATACTACACTTACACCTTGGTTGCCTTATACTGAAGATAAACTGTTTGTTATTCCTAGAGATAAAGTTTTGATTATCACTCAAGCGAATCCTCAAATGTCACATTATTATGAAGTCATTTTAAATAAGCTAGAGAAAAGTAAAAAGCAAATAGTTGCTAAACCACCATTATCGGTTGAAGAAATAGAAAATATATATTCTATAGCGAATGAAATGGAAAAGATAGTAGGTCAAAGGGAAGAAGGAATAGAATGGGAGCAAGAAGAAGACCTATTCGATTCACAATCGGAAGATACCTTCTTTGGAAAGAAAACTATTCATTAATAAATATATAGATTACTGCTACCTAGGTGGTCTTTCAAGCGACTACATAGTCATTATAACATAGATCCTAGGACCTGTCAAGCAATTCGCAGGAATAAATTAAATTAAAATAATAATACAACCTGCTTTACATTTGATTGTAAAAGTGTTATAATAAATCATATGAAAGATAAAAAACCTATGAGTGAAAAGAAAATAAGTAAAGCAAAATTAAAACCTCACTATGTGGATAACAAACTGTTTCTTACAGCGATGGTTGAATATCGTTTAAAGTGCCAAAAGGCAGAAGAAAAGAACAGAAAGAAACCGATGGTAACTAACTATATCGGTGAGTGTTTTTTAAAAATTGCTAACCACCTATCATACCGACCAAATTTTATAAACTATACTTATCGTGATGATATGATATCAGATGGTATAGAAAATTGTTTACAATACATGAGTAATTTTAATCCAGAGAAATCTAGTAACCCATTTGCATATTTTACACAAATTATATACTATGCATTTATCAGAAGAATACAAAAAGAAAAGAAACAGCAAGATGTTAAAGCTAGACTAATTGCTAATTCTGGTAGTGAGTTGATGTTAGATTCATTAACTGGTGATGATGTTCAATATAGAAATCAAATGTTAGAATTCTTACAAAGAAATGTATTAGCAAGCGAACCAAAAGAAAAACCAAAAGTAAAAAAGAAAAAGTAATTATATAATTAGGTAAGTATGAAGCTAGCGATATTAAATGATACACACTTTGGTGTGAGAAATGATAGTATTATATTTGATGATTTTATTCATAAATTTTATGAAGAAACATTTTTCCCATATTTGGATAAACATAACATTAAAACACTTATTCATTTAGGTGATGTAGTTGATAGAAGAAAATATATTAACTTTAGAATTGCTGATACCTTTAAAAAGAAATTTCTACAAAAACTATGGGATAAGAAAATTGATACTCATATTCTAATAGGTAATCACGATATCTATTTCAAAAATACAAATAGTGTAAATGCTTTACAACAGTTATGTACTGCACCTGATGGTCTTAACGAACCTTGGATATATGAAGAACCTAAAGTAGTAAACTTTGATGGTTTAGATATATTAATGTTACCTTGGATCAATCCAGAGAATCAAGAACACTCTTTTGATATGTTAAACACAGCAAAGGCAGATATTTGCATGGCTCATTTAGACTTAAATGGGTTCTTTATGCACGAAGGTATAACACAAACTCATGGTTATGATAAGAGTATTGTAAAAAGATTTGAGAAAACAATTACTGGACACTTTCATTCTAAAAGTGATGATGGTCAAATATTTTATTTAGGATCCCAATATCAAATGACTTGGTCAGATTATGGTCAAACAAAAGGATTTCATATCTTTGATACTGCAACAAGAGAGTTAGAATTTATACCTAATCCAAATACTATATTTACTAAACTTATGTACAATGATACTGAAACTAATTATGATAATTTAGATATAAGTCCTTATCATAATAAATTTGTAAAACTCATTGTAGTTAGTAAAAAGAACAATGAAATGTTTGATAGATTGCTTGACAAATTATATAGTAAAATTACAGTACATGAATTAAAGATATTAGAAGATTACTCCGACCTTAATGCCAATCTAGTAAGTGATGATGTTGTTGAGGGTACAGAAGATACAATGACACTTGTAAACAATTATGTAGATCAATTACCTGTCGATTTAGATAAAGATAAATTAAAGAATTTAATAAAAGAAACTTTTGTGGAGGCTCAAGATAGTGATATCACTACCGAACAAGAAATATAATATAATATATGCTGATCCACCTTGGCATTTTAAATCAAGAAGTGAAAAAGGAGATGGTAGAAATGCTACTCAACATTATGATTGTATGTCATTAGAAGATATTTGTAATATGCCTGTACAAGAAATAGCAGATAAAGATTGTGTATTGTTAATGTGGGCTACTGATCCATTATTAGAAAAAGCATTTAAAGTTATTGACTCGTGGGGTTTCAAATACAAGACAGTAGGATTCACATGGGCAAAGTCAAACAAAACTAATATGGGAATGTTTACAGGTTTAGGATACTGGACAAGATGTAATCCAGAAATGTGTTTACTTGCAACAAAAGGTAAACCAAAACGAGTTAGTAAATCTGTAGCACAATTAGTTATAGATCAGCGTAGAGAACATAGTAGAAAACCAGATAGAATCAGACATGACATAGTTGAATTATGTGGTGACTTACCTAGAATAGAATTGTTTGCTAGACAAGCATTTACAGGTTGGGATGCATGGGGTAATGAAGTATGATAGTATTTAAAAAAGTAAGATATAAAAACTTTCTATCAACAGGTCAACAGTTCATAGAAATAGAATTGGATAGATCATCAAAGACATTGGTTATTGGTGAGAATGGCGCTGGTAAATCAACCATGCTAGACGCATTATGTTTTGGTTTATTTCAAAGAGCCTTTAGAAGTATTAAAAAAGACCAGATGGTGAATAGTATTAATGAAAAAGATTGTGTGGTAGAGGTAGAGTTTGTTATTGGTCAAAATGAATATAAGATTGTAAGAGGTATCAAACCTAATATATTTGAAATATGGTGTAATGGTGTGATGTTAAATCAAGACGCAGCTGTAAGAGATTATCAAAAACATTTAGAAACAACAATACTAAAATTAAACTTTAGATCATTCACACAGGTTGTCATACTAGGTAATGCCTCATTTGTTCCCTTTATGCAATTAAGAGCAAGACATAGACGAGAAGTTGTAGAAGAAATATTAGACATAGAGATATTTTCTAAAATGAATTTAATGTTTAGAGAGAAACAAAAGGCACAAGATGAGATTATTAAACAAGCAGAATTTAATTCTCAATTAATTGAAGGTAAGATAGATTCACAAAAGAAACATATAGAAGAAATAAGTGGTAACAATCAACAATCTATTGACAAGAAAAACCTAGAAATACAAAAGGCACAAACAGATATAGATAACTATCAATTAAATACAGATAGAGTATCTGCTGAGAAAGTTGCATTACAAAAAGAAATACTAGATGAAACTAAAATAAATAATAGACATAAACAACTTCATACTATGGAAGCAAAGTTAGAGAATACTTGTAGTAAACATAAAAAAGATTTGAAGTTTTTTCAAACACATGATGATTGTCCTACTTGTCAACAAGCTATTGATACAGCATTTAAATCAACTATGATTGATAAGAAGAAGAACAAGGTTGTTGAAATAGATAGTGCTATGGGTCAATTAGTGAAAGAAATTACCACTACTGAAACTAGATTATCTAAAATTAATGATATAATGATTACAATAAGAGAAAAAGAATTATTGATTAATCGTTATCAAACATCTATAGCTGAAATAAACAAGTATATGGATAATATACAAAGTGAAATAGATGAGTTATCAGACGACAAGTTTTCTACTGGTATTGCCACTGGTCAACTTGCAGAATTACAAGAACAATTAACTACTGTTGAATCAGCAAAAGTTAAATACAAAGATGAAAAGACTTACCTTGATACGGCTAGATATCTTATGCAAGACACAGGTATTAAGACAAAGATTATTAAACAGTATCTACCAATAATGAATCAGTTTATTAATAAGAATTTAGCAGACATGGATTTCTTTGTTAATTTTACTCTTGATGATGAGTTCAATGAAACAATTAAGTCCAGATTTCGTGATGAGTTTAACTATCATTCCTTTAGTGAGGGTGAGAAATTAAGAATAGATTTAGCAATACTATTTACCTGGAGAGAGATTGCTAAAATGAAAAACTCCACAAATACAAATCTACTAATACTAGATGAAATATTTGATAGTTCACTAGACGCTTCAGGTACAGACGAGTTTATGAGAATACTAACCAACAAACTAGCAAAAGAAAATGTTTTTGTTATTTCACACAAGGGTGATACTTTAATAGATAAGTTCCCTAGTATATTGAAATTTGAAAAA